GCTTCGGCGGCTGCGTCGCGTTGTCCGACTGGCTGGGCGAGCAGGGCTACGAGATCGGCAAGTCCGCGATCGGCGAACGCAGCCAGCGCCTGAAGCGGCGCCTGGCGGCGATCACCGCGAGCACCGAAGCGATGAAGATGGTTGCCGCGGCGGCGCCCGATGATGCCGACGAGCGCAGCAACGCGATCATCAGCCTGGTGCAGACCGACCTGTTCGAAGCCCTGGTCGAGTTCCAGGAAGCGGCCGCGAACGAGGACGAAGGCATGCCGCCGGCCGAGCGCATCGCGCTGTATGGCAAGGCGGCCAAGAACATTGCTTCGCTCACCCGATCGAGCATCGCGCGCAACAAGTGGGGTCAGGAAATGCGCGCGAAGGCGTTGCTCGAGGCCGCCAACCGCGTCGAGTCCGCCGCGCAGGCGCGCGGCCTGACCGCCGACGATGCCCGCTTCTGGCGCGAGCAAGTCTTGATGGGGATGTAGCCCGTGGGCATCCCCGCACCGCTCGCCGATACCGAACGCCTGGTCGAATGGGACGAACTCCCGGAGACCGTCCGCGCGATCCCCGCTGACTTCGATCCGCTCGCCCAGGGCGTGCTGATGAAGCATCAGTCCGAGTGGATTCGGATGCAGCAGGATCTGGACATCGCTGTATGCGAGAAGGGCCGACGCACTGGCATCACCTTTGCCCAGGCGCTGAACGACACGATCACAGCGGCGACCGCCAAGGAAGCCGGCGGCAGCAACGTGTTCTACATGGCCGACACGCGCGAAAAGGGGCTGGAGTATATCGGCTATGTCGGCAAGTTTTCGCAGGTCATTGCGCGCGGGCAGGCAACGCGGATCGAGCAGCACATCTTCATCGACCAGCTGGCCGATGGGACGAGCCGCCAGATCCAGGCGTTCCGGGTGCGCTTCGCCAGCGGCTTCCGCATCACGGCACTCTCATCGCGGCCCGAAAATATCCACGGCCTGCAGGGCGACGTCGACATCGATGAGGCGCCATTGCACAAAGACGTGGCCAAGGTTCTCGAATCGGCTACGGCACTGCTGATCTGGGGCGGCCGTGTTCGCATCTGGGGCACGCATCGGGGCAAGAAGAACCCGTTCAACCAATTGGTTCAGGACGTGCGTGCGGGCCGCTACGGCAGGAAGGCGCGCGCAATTCGAATCGCTTTCGACGATGCGGTTAGCAACGGCCTCTACGAACGTGTCTGCGCGATGCGCGGCACGGCGCCCACCGAGCAAGGCAAGAAGGATTGGTATACCGGCATCCGCGCCGCTTACGGCCCGCGCAAGGCGGCGATGCGCGAGGAACTGGACGTCATCCCGCGCGATGGCGATGGCAGCGCGATCCCGTCGGTCTGGATCGAACGCGCGATGCCGGAGATCCGGCCGGTGTTGCGCATCGTCTTCGACGACGATTTCCCGAAGCGGTCCGAGCGCGAGCGCGATACCTGGTGCGCGACCTGGATCGCGATCGAGTTGATGCCGACGCTGAAGGCCGCGAAGGAAGGATTCAAGGACGGCCGCTGGGCGGTCGGCATGGACTTCGCGCGGCATCGGCATTTCTCGGTGATCACCCCGGCGCGCATCACCCAGGACCTGCGCCGCGACGTGCCGTTCGTGATCGAGCTCAACAACGCGCCCACGCGCCAGCAGGAACAGATCCTGTGGGCGATGCTCGGAGCGCTCGATCGCTGGACGTTCGCCGGCGATGCCACGGGCCCGGGTCAGACGATCATGGAATACACCGGCGACAAATTCGGCCGCGCTATCCTCGACAAGGAAACCGGGCAATACAGCGGCGGCCCGATCCACGAAGTCATCCTGTCGCGCGCCTGGTACGGCGAATGGATGGGCAAGTACATCGCGCTGTTCGAGGACGGCTTCATCACGCTGCCGCGCGATGCCTCGCTCGAGGACGATCACCGCGCCGTCGAGTTCGTCGATGGCATTCCGATGGTGCCCAAGCTCGAGCGCGCGGATCTGAAGGATGCCGACCTGGTGCGCCACGGCGACGGCGCGATCGCCGGCGCGCTGATGAACTTCGCCGCGCTCAATTTCACGGCCGGAGCGATCGAATTCACCGCCGCGCCGCGTCACCTGCGCGGCTTCGACAACACCGACGGGAACGATCGCGATCGCGATTCCGACATCCGCATTCCGGAGGCCTCCACATGGTGACCGACCAAAGCCCCAACACCGCGGGGTCCGTTTCCACCGAACTACCTGCGAACCCCGACGATGTGCCGCAGACCTCGCGCGCGATCTCGCTGCAGAACGAGTTCCAGACCCATCCGGGCCGCGGGCTCACGCCGTCCAGGCTGGCATCGATCCTGCTCGATGCCGAGCAGGGCAATCCGATTGCGCAGTTCGACCTGTTCGAGGACATGGAAGAACGCGACGGCCACATCGCCAGCGAAATGGTGCGCCGCCGCCGCGCGGTGACACGCCTGGACTGGGACATCCTGCCGCCGCCGAATCCGTCCGCGGCCGAGAAGAAGGCTGCCGCGCAGCTCAAGGAACAGGTGACCGCGTTACCCGACATGGAGGAAATCCAGTTCGATACCACCGATGCGATCGGCAAAAGTTTTGCCTGTCAGGAAATCGAGTGGGAACGCGAGGAAAACCTGTGGCAGCCGCGCAGCATCGTGCACCGGCCGCAGTCCTGGTTCCGCTTCGTGCGCGGCTACACCGAGGAAATCCGCCTGCGCAGCAGTGGCCTGGGCGATCCGTTGCAGCCCGGTGGCTGGATCACGCACACGCACAAGGCCAAGAGCGGTTACCTCGCGCGCAGCTCGCTCTTCCGCGTGCTGGTCTGGCCGTACCTGTTCAAGAATTACTCGGTCGGCGACCTCGCCGAATTCCTCGAGATCTACGGCCTGCCGCTGCGCCTGGGCAAATACCCGCCGGGCGCGGGCGATGTCGAGAAAGCAACGCTCCTGCGCGCGCTGATCTCGCTCGGCCACAACGCGGCAGGCATCATCCCGAGCACGATGGCGCTCGATTTCCAGAAGGCGGCCGAGGGCAATGCCCAACAGTCCTTCGAAGTGATGATCGACTATTGCGAGCGCACGGAGTCCAAGGTGATCCTGGGCGCCACGCTCACCAGCCAGGCCGGTCGCGGCAGCAACACCAACGCGCTCGGCGCGATCCACAACGAGGTGCGCAAGGACCTGACCGATTCGGACGCCAAGCAGATCGCCAGCACGTGGACGCGCGATCTCCTCTGGCCGATGGCGCTGTTCAACGGACTGATCGCCGACCGCAAGCGCTGCCCGCGCTTCGCCTTCAACCTGCAGGAACCCGAGGACATGGCGAATTTCGCCACCTCACTGCCGCCACTGGTTGGCATGGGCATGCGGATCAAGGTCGACTGGGCCCAGGAGAAGCTCGGGATTCCGCTGGCGGAGGATGGCGACGAGATCCTCAAGCCGGTTCCAAGCTCCCAGCCAGCGTCCGGAAATCCGGCGGGCAAGGCCGACGTCGAGCCCGCAGCAGCGGCGACGATCCGCTGGGCGCTGCTCAAGGGCGGCGCGCTGTCGGGTACCCCGGTCACCACGCCGAACATCGCGATCGCGACCAAGCTCGAGCAGCTCGCGCAGCCGGCGATCGATGCGTGGTGCCAGCAGATCGCGGCGATGGTCGACAAGGCGCAGACGCTCGAGGAATTGCGCGCGATGATCGTCGACGCCTACGGCGATCTGTCCGATGACGAACTCGCGCAGCTGCTCGGCGCGGCGATGGCCGCCGCCCAGGGCGCGGGCCGCTACGACGTCGACCAGGTCGGCCGTGCCTGACATCCAGCCCTCGACGATCAGCGGCGTGCTGGGGCAGCCGTTCGCCGAGCAGCTCGCGTTCTTCCGCCAGAAGCTCGGCAACCTGGTGCCGACGCAGTCCTGGGACGATGTGTGGAAGGAGCAGCACGACATCGGCTTCATGGTCGCTGGCGCGACCAAGGCCGACCTGCTCGCGGATCTGGCCGCGGCGATCGACCGCGCGATCGCCGAGGGCACGAGCATCGATGCCTGGCGCAAGGATTTCTTTGCCGCGGCGAAGGCGCATGGCTGGACCGGCTGGACCGGCGAGGATTCCGCTGCCGGCCGCGCCTGGCGCACGCGCATCATCTACGTCACCAACACCAAGACCGCCTACCATGCCGGCCGCCTGGCGCAGCTGCGCTCCGGCAACTTCGCGTTGTGGGTGTATCGGCACAACGACTCGGTGCGCCATCCGCGTCCGCTGCACGTGTCATGGAACGGCATCACCCTGCCGCCGGATCACATCTTCTGGACGACGCACTACACGCCCAACGGCTGGGGTTGCGAGTGCTACATCGTCGGCGCACGCAGCGATGCCGGTGCCGCGCGCGTCGGCGGTGATCCAGCCAAGCCGCTTCCCAATGGCTGGGACAGCATCGATCCGAAGACCGGCGAACCGCCTGGCGTGGATGCCGGATGGGGCTACATGCCAGGCAACACCGTGAGCGATGCGGTGCAGGACATGGCCGCGAAAACGCAGCAATGGGAATACACGCTCGCCAAGGCCTACATGCAATCGGTGCCCGAGGCCACGCGCGATGCGCTGGCCACCGCGTACCGAAATCTTCCATCCGTCGCCGACGACGTGCGCCGCTACGCGCAGAGCGCGCTCGCCTCGGCCGAGCCAGCCGAGGTCGCGCCGTATCGCACGATCGGGCTGCTGACGCAGACCGAAGCGAGCGAAGTGCAGACGCTGACAGGGATCGACGCGGCGAACTACGATTTCGCGCTCGATCGTTCGACGGTGCTCCATGTGCAGGACGTGCACGGCGATCCGATCGCCGAAGGCCTGCGCGGCCAGCAGGCGGTCACCACCGCCGACTACGCGTTGCTGCCGCAGATCCTCAATGCGCCCGATGGCGTCGCGTACGGCGGCACGTCCGACATCGGTCGGCCGATCGTGCAGTTCTGGAAGGTGATCGGCGGCCGGCGGCTGGTCGCGGCGTTCGAAGTGCGCTCGGGGCGCAATATGCTCGCGTTGCAGAGTTACTGGATCGGCAATCCCGGTGCGACCCCGCCCTAGCGTCCGAAACGTTTCGGGGTATGAGCCCGACGGTGCGACGCCGCTACCAGGACAACAGGAGATTAGCACATGACAAAAGCCATCCTGAAGC